GTCTTCGCGCCACCAATCCGATACCGTGGCATCAGGATCGGGCAAGAATGTGATGCTGCCTCCCTCGGCAATATCACCAAATGCCGATGTTATAGCCTCAACCGATTGCAGCGCCCCGAATACCGCATCGTGCGCCTCATACCGTTCACTGGCGTAGTCCAAAAAACCGCCGTCGCATATGCGCACATCACCTCCAGGCGCTTCCCATTTCAGGAAGCCCGCTAGCGTAATAATGCGATCAGTTGCGGCCACTATCGCGTCTCCGAAATCGCAAACGCAAACCCGCGCACAAGCCAATCTGTGTCGATCTGCCAGCCCTGCGGAACTTCAAGCAGCCCCTCGATGTGCGGTGTTACCAGATCCACCGGGCTATTATCCGCAGGCGAAACCCGTATCATCGGCTCGATTTCCACAGTCGCGCGGCCCGATGCGCCAGCGGTTGCAGCAGCCGCCGCCTGATAGAGATAGCGTTGCCCGCCCGTTGTGACGGATAGCCATCGGCCAACGCCGATCTGATAGCCGGGGACAAGCCCGTCAATATCCAGATCATAGCCAGCTTGAGACGCGCCAAATACCAGCGGCGTCCCCGGTGAACCAATCGTCACGCCCGGTTGCGTCACCTGAAACGCCACCCCAAGCCGCAAGCCCTTTGACAAAGCCGCCGCCCACGTATTCGCATCGGTGGCTTCCATCGGTGGCAGCGTTATCGCCGCCTTCCAGCGGTTGCCCATGCGGTTGACCCGCTGCGCCGTGCCGCCAAGCGAACTTTGCTGCACACCGCCAAAGTCGGTTTGCTCCCACGCAATTGACGCAGGACGCGGGGTGGTGGGCAGGGTAACAACAGCCATTAGCCAAGCCTCCGCGACTGCATCCGGCTCATTTGCGATACGCCAGCATTCGCCCCAGCCTGCACAAGCGCGGGCGCTGCCGACATGATCCGTCCATCAACGATAACGTCAAAGTAAGGCGATGGCACAACCTGCACCATCGAACCGCCGCCGCCGTTCGGGGTGATGTGACCGCTCTGGCCGGGGGTGAACATTTCAGGGCCACGCTCGCCTACAAGGTAGGACTTGCCCAGTGACACAGGGCCACCAGCAGCGCGCGCCCCGCCAAATGACGACGAATTGACTGACTTTGCAAAATTGGCACCGAACAAGCCCGCAGACCCAAGTTGCATCGCGACATTGGTCAGCGCGGTTAGTATGCCCAACACACCGCCGCCGCTGATCGCGCTAACTAATTGATTAAGCGAATCTGTCGCCAGTTTTGACATTTCTACAAAGCTGGTGCCAACATTGTCGTTAGAAGCAACAATGTCATCAGCCCATCTATCAAAATCACGCAAGGCTTGGTCTACATCAGCCGGGACAACGTCATCAAAATCAGGTGATGCCCCGCGATCACCCTGTTCGACACCTCCCAACTCCATGCGCAGACGCCTTTGCGCAGCGCGTAGTTCTTCAGGCGTCATCCCCCCAGCGCCGAGCGTGCTCATATCCTCGCGAAACCGGCGCAATTGCGCAGCTTCCGGGAAAAGTCGATCCATCAGTTGCTGTGTCTCGCGCGCAGCATGTTCTAGTTCGCGCAAATCGTTAGCGGCCTGACTTGATGCGGAACCAATGCCGCGCACAGCACCACCAGCATTAGACGCAGAAGTCTCAAGCGCGGGAAGGCTGCTCTGGCTCAGCGATGTGACTATAGATGACAGCCGTGATCCCGCATCCGCACCAGCGTTAAGCATGAACGAAATCGGGTTATTGACCGGGTTTCGACTTGCCCGCGCGCGATCAAATGCACCATACAAAGATATGAGCGTTTGCAGTGGATTAAGGACCAAACTTACAGTGCGGTAGAGTCCCCCAAATCGGTCCTGCATCGACTGAATTGCACCCGCCACAGTCGCGCCCATGCGAATAATGGTGCCGATGTATTCCACTGCCTTGCTGATGTTGGCGACAATCTCATCCTGATTGTCGATCAGCCATTCGGTGAACCGCAGTAGGTGTGGCAGAAGTTCAGCAGCCACACGCGCGCCAAGGTTGCTCACCACGCCCGATAAGCGGGCAAGGTTGTCGTTAAACGCCTCGGCATCGCGGCCCGTTTCTTCGCTGATGACCACGCCGAACCTATCGGCCTCGGCGGTCAGTTCGCGAATGCCATCAGCGCCCATATTCAGGAACGGGATCATCGCCGCGCCGGATCGCCCAAAAATCTCCATCGCCAGCGCGGATTTCTCCACGCCGTCTGGCATCCCTTTGAACGCCTCTGCAATCTCGGTCAGCACTTCGGTTGTGCCTTTAAGATTACCCTGCGCATCGGTGGCGCTAATGCCCAATCGTTCAAGAGCGCCAGCCGCCGCGCCTTCGCCTTGTGCAGCACTGTAAAGGCTACGGTTGAACTTGCCGAGATTCGCTTGCAGTTGCTCGAACGTCAGCCCCGACAATTCCGCAGCATACCGCAGACGGGATAGTTCCTCAGTCCCGATCCCTAGCGATTGGCTGGCCTTATACATATCATCGGCAAGGTTGATTGATTCCCGCGCCGACGCGGCAAGCGCCATGCCCAAACTGGTGACAGCGGCCACACCTGCGGCGAGCGACAACTTACCCAGACTAGACAGACTCAGTTGAAGGCCGTTGGCGGTATTCTTGGCGCGCTTTGCCCCGCTCTCAAAAAGAGATGTATTCATCCCCAGGTCAACTCGCAGCGCGCCGATTCTAGCTCCCGCCATCGTCTGTCCCTTCTTCGTAGATGGCCTTAAGCATCCGAACCGCCTGAAGCAGTTGTTCGGGTGTCTGTTGGACGGGTGCGCGCTTCCTGCCGGTGATCTTGTCCAGCGTCGGGAACTTCTTAGGGTCGGAGTGAAACAGTCGGGCGGTAAGCCATGCCTGTGTCAGTGCTAGTTCGTTCTGCCATTCCTGTCGCTTCCACGCCGCCTGTAAAACAGCGTGGATCGTGCGCGGGGTTTGTTTGCCGAATGCGTCAGCCGGTTGACCGGCAGAACACCATCTGCCTAGGACTTCGTGCCAATCCCATCGCGCTTCTTCACGTTTCCCTCCGCACTCGGTTCGACAGCCGGGAATGCCATAATCAAACCCTTACCGATTGCATCCGCCGCTTCACTAATGCCCACTTCGGATATTAGATCACCCGCTTCCTTTGCGGTGGTTTCCGGGTGAAATTGCTGCATCGCCACATGAAAGATGGTGCGGATCGTACGCAGCGAAGGGCGGGCTTGTAGACTGTTGATGATCTCCAGAACCGCGTTCACGTCTGCGACATCAAAGGCTTCTTCTAGCCCGCAGAACGTGTTCACGTTGAAAGTCAGGTTGTAGCCGCCAACGACGAACTTCCCGTCCATCTTACTCATTACGCAGCCACCGCTTGGGTAATCGCGCCGGTCGGCTTGACCGTCAATGTTGCGGTCTGGTCGCTGTCAATCTCAAGCTCATTGACCTGATAAGATGTCCCGAATCCGCTGATAGTCAGGTTTTCGCGGCCCGATGCAGCGGCAACGGAAAGCACAAACGCGGTGGCGGTGTCCGAAGTGATGGTGCCGATCAGTAGGTCGTCCATCGTGGACCCTGCGGTGTAGCGCACGGTCACAGAAAACTCTCCTGCATCACGCATTCCGCGAATGAACTCGCGCCAGCGGTTCGCACTGGTATGCGTTGAAACGTCAATCACTTCGCCGGTTAGCGAAGGGACGCTGATGCTCACAACTTCGGTCAGCGCAGTTCCCCCAACAGAAAGGGTCGCGCCAAAAGCACTTTTGGCCATCGTAAAAACTCCAATTTTAGGGGGTTATCAGGCGGGAGAATGCCAGACTGAAAAGTCGAGGCTTTGCCGAAATACCTTGATCCCGCTGCCAAGGTATTCGGGGTCCATTGCTCGCGATGCCACGAGAAACGAATTGTCAAACTTTGTGGTGCCGACTGTCTCGGCAGTTTCCATTTCGGCAATCACCGCGCGCGCCAGTAGCTTCGCGGCAAGGTAGGTTGTGCCCCAACAATCAAACTGGATTACCGGGTTTTTCAGCCCTGCCGCGCCATCGTGCGCGTAAAGTCTGCCAGCGGTAATGTCCTGCATGGTTAGCGCGGGGAGAACTTCGGGCCGTTCGATCCAGTCAATCGCCGCGCGGCTATTCACGGTGCCTACCAGTGCGGTGATCGCTGCGGTTGCGCGCAGGCGGGTTTTAAGGTCTTCTTCCACTAGCGCCTCGCCTTCTTTTCGACCTCTGCCCAAGCCAGTTTGCCGATTTCAGTCAGCACATCGTCTTTGATGCCTTCCCAAGCGGGTCGCATGAACGGTTGCGCGGCATGGTTCACCGTGCCGAACTCTTGCGTGATGCCCTGCGCCAGCCCGCTAGGGCCAATGTGCATTTCAAGATCAGCAAACGAACCTTTGCGGTTTTGGCTACGCTGCGAACGGTTTAGGTTTGGCGAAACGGTAATGCTTTCGGCAAGGTTACCTTTATCGCGAGGGGCCAGTTCTTTTGCCCGGTCAGCGACAGGTTTAGCCGCCGTCCGCAGCACCTTGCGCATTTTGTTCTTGGCTGTTGATGTCTTTATCTCCGCCAGCTTTTGTTCCAGTTCTCGCCAGCCCTTTAGCTGCACTGTCGGTTGCATCGGCTACGTGTCCTAGGATGAGATCGGCGGTTGGTGCGTCGTGGTCATAGGCATCGCCCACCGCGAAGGTGCCGTGCTTGTTCCAGTGGTCTTTGAGAGTGATGACTTTCATGGTGATGTCCTCTTGATTGCGGTTAGTTCCACGCCGTCAGTGCCGAGCGGAACCGCACCAACAATGTCCCAAATCCCGTTAAATGAAATGCGGTCTGCCGTGGTCGTGGCAAGCGTTTCGGTGGAGGCAGGCACGCGGAACGTGGCGACTTGCGAACCGCCTTCTTTGCCCGCTTCCCGGCGCTCAGAGCCAGTGCCATAAACTGTTTGCGCCCATGCGGTCGTGTAGGTGCCCCAGCTTTCCACCCGCTCACCCGCCGCGTTCTCGCTAGTGCCGGTGTCGCGCTGGATGGTGATAAGATCAGTGCGCGGACCACTGCGCATCAGAGGTGGTATATCCGTTCATTGCAGAGGAGTGGAACAAGCCCATCCAGAGACACAGCCGAAGCTTCCCCACCCTTGTAATACTCGCCGATGGCCAGCAAAATTGCGTGCTTAACATCGGCAGGAACTGCATCCATCCCTGCTGTATAGGTGATGCTTATAACGCCAGCGTCATCGAACGTTGCAGGCCATGTCTCGGCATTCTTGCGAATGATCCGCGAAGTCGTTTCATCGAAGATATACAGGCTGGCAGAAACAGTCTGTGCATCCCCAGCCTCGTCTGTATAGGTGAAAGTATCAACTGTCAGCACC